AGGCAAATACCTTCTTGCTCGGCGTAGATGCGACGGCAATCGGCCACGGTGTAATGGCCATCTGCGCCTTTCTTTTTGGCGCGGCGGCGGCGACTATTTTCCTTCACCTTCTCAGTGTTCTTTTCGCGCCAACGCCGATCCTTTTCCTTCACCTTCTCCAGATTTTCTTCGCGGTAACGGCGCCTGCGTTGCTTCTCCTTCTCCAGATTTTCTTCGTAGTAACGGTGCTTGTATGCTTTCTCCGGGTTTTCTTCGCGGTAACGGCGCCTACGTTCCTTCTCCTTCTCGGCGTTCTCTTCGCGCCAACGCCGATCCCTTTCCTTCGCCTTCTCCGGGTTTTCATCGCGGTAACGGCGACCCCTTTCCAAAAGACATTCATGACAGTTCCGCTCACTCACAAACCTCTCCGCAACATGCCCCTTGCTACAAGGCACCCCCGTAAAGTAACGCTTCAACCCCGCTGCTTTAGCCTCCGCACGGCTAATCAGCGGCCTTGCTACATCCTGACACTCTTTGGCATCACATGACATAACTCAATCCCCTAAAAAGCAAAAAAGCCAAGGCGCAATGCCTTGGCTATGTGTTCCTGACGTGTTTGGCGCGGCTATGTGACACCGCCCACAGCCGCACGCGCCTCTTCCACAATCCCGTCCCATTCCTCGGGGGTGAACTCATCGCGGATCACGTCAATGATGGCATCGTTGAGCGTCCTGTAGCCCTTGCGGTCGTCTTCGATATTCGCAATCCAGTTATCCAGCTTGCGGGCCTCAAGCACCTTGAACTTGCGGCTGTAGGTAGCGCGCTTCAGCCACTCGGGGTCTAGGGCGTTTTCCAACTCACGAATCTTGATTTGGTCCGCGATGCTGTCAATCGCCGTATTGATCTCGGCTAGACGGTCACGCGCTTCAGCAACAGTGAGGGGAGGAACGAAGTCGTTATTGTGGATAGTCGTGCTCATAAAAATTTCCTGATGGATAAGGTTGAAGTCGAGTATGGGATTAAAGGCTGGATTACTTCTTGTCAAGCCTAAAAAAGAAAACCCCTACGCCGCGAGGGTCAGCGTAGGGGTCAGTTGGTGAGGAGTATTTATGCCCCCTCTGTAGCGCCACTCGCGCCGGGTGTCAACGCCTTTCGGCGCTCAAGTTCAAAGTAGATACGCGCACACGCTGCCACGTCCACAAGCGCGTCATGCGCACCTACCAAATTCTCCCCGAAGAAGAACTCGGTCGCCTCCCCAAGCGTGGGCCACTTCCAATCGGTAGCGTGGCGCGCACGGGGGCCTAGCAGCCTACAGAGGGGCGTGGACGCCTTCATAGCGCAGAAGGCTCGCTTGCCTAGCAGACGGTCCCGGAGGTCACCCAAGCCACCCCGGTGCCACGCTGTCCGCAGCACCAAGGCGTCGAAACTCAGGTTGAAAGCAACGATAACGTCGCACCGATCCACCATGCCCCCGAACACCCCTAGCATGTCTGCATACGGAACCCCGAAGCGGGCGATCTCGTCAGGACCAATACCATGCACCGCACGGGCCTTGGGGTGGACCGGCTTGAGCGGCGGCTGGGTGATGACCGACACCGCCTGACGGACGTGGTAGCCGCCCTCCCCACTGGACGTGCAGAGCATGGCCGCGAACTGCACCACATCGGGTTGTGCGGGGTGCTCGGGGGCGAGGTTGCGATCAACCAACCCCGTAGTCTCGGTATCCAGAATTAGGATGGACTTCATCCGCATGGAGTAGATGGGTTAAGAGGCCGTTTTCAAGCCCTTCAAAGACGCAAAACCTTCTGCCCCACAAAAAATGGCGGTTTTCCGCCATCTGCCCCACACTGCCCCACTGCCAAAATTCAGTGGGGCACAAAAAAGTGGCGGAAAACCGCCATTTGCCCCACTGCCCCACTGAATCTATCTATCTATAGCTATAGATAGATAGATAGAGGGTGGGGGCGGTATCACTCTATGGCGCGGGTATTTGTAGGTGCGTCTAAATCACATAGATATAGTGGGTGTGCTTAAAACTGTGGGGACAGTGGGGACAGTGGGGCAAATGGCGGAAAACCGCCGTTTTTGTGGGGCACCGTTGCGGGGCGGGAACGGGTCCAGTGGGGCAAGAAACTACCTAAAAACGTAACTCGCGTAATTTTATTGCGTAAACAAAGGCCCTGGTAAATTAAAATATTCTTTGCTCTCCTAAACCGGCCGTTACACAAACCCAACGTGTTTGCCGCCGGTAAAATATTAAATCGTTTTTGCATTTTTTCACGCAACAAAATTACGCTTAAAAATCAGCAAACGAATTAACAATTCGCACTTTTAAGCGCCATAACCCAACCAAAATGGCAATAAAAAAGCGGCGAAGGATTTACCTTCGCCGCTAAAAGCCTTTTCACCCTTTTATAGCCTAAAAAATGTCCGCCACCTCCGTCGAACTGCCCTCGTCCGGGGCTTCGATGGTGATGGCATATGCTCTCGGGCGACCCGCCGCCCAACCCACTTTACACCCCGCGCGCCCATTGTCCTTCTTGGCGATGCGCCCTGCCGCGCGTAGCATGTTACCCAACCGCTTAGCTTCGTGCGCCCCGCCCGACGCTTCTACCAATTTTTCGGCCGAGAGATACACCACCCAAGTATCCCCTTCTTGCTTTTCAGCCCACCCTTGAGCACCGGCATAACCTACACGTTCCTCTTCGCCTCGCTTAACGAAATTGGCCCAGTGCGCGGCAACCCACTCATCAATGCGTTCGATGGCATCTTCGCCAAGCGTCTTACCCGCCTCCCCTTGGTTGAAGATATGCCATCGCTCGGCCACGCCGTCTACGATGGCGGCGTGCGCGACAGGGCCAATAATATCAAACTCACGCGCAAGATCACCCGCGAGACGCAGCAAGGCGAATGTGCCTACTGCGGTGCTGATGACAGCGGTTTCGCGAGGGACAAGCGAAAGCAGTTCCTTGCGAACCGCGTGGTGGCGGTCAAGGAGATGCTTCTTGGTGTACCCCTTCTCCACCAAAGATCGCACGAAGGCCACGCCAGCAAGACCGTGATGTTCTTTCAAAGCGTCGTGGAACGCCCTCCCCCGTGCCGCAGTCTCAGACTCATTTTTGAGTTCTGGAATATGGATGGGAAGCATACGGCTGAGCGTGCCTTGAGGCAGCGGGGCTCCTTTGGCTGCCCGGACGATGTGTTGGGGGCTGTGCTCTGCCGTGCAGATGGCAAAGGCTTCCCAAGTAAAGGACGCGCGAAGCGCCGATGCGTCCTGGGTCATGCGCTCTTTGCCCTTACCACTCACCAGATTGTAAATGAACGTAGCGAGGTCTTTTTGTTCCTTCTCAGACTTACTTCCTGATTCGTCAAGCGCGAGCACCGTCCCGTTGGCCAGGGCCGACACAATCTCAAGCGAATTGGAAGTGGCATTCATGGTCCTGAAAAGGCATTCTTGGTCCTTAAACCGGCTTTTGTCGTCCGTATCTGTGAAAGGATTGGCCCATGCACTTACTGCCAACCTCAGAGAAAGCGACTTACCTGAGCGCGATGCGCCTGAAATCCACAAAGCCGGCGTGGCAAAATCCGAGACTTGAACGAGCGGGCCACAGAATCCAGCCGCTACACCCAAAGCCCACAAGGACACCATCTCTCCCGCAAGATGGGTTTCTAGCGCCTCTTTCCACCCTTCAAGAGTGCCCTTCGTAACTACTTCCGGGCGCATACCCAACCCAGGCTTGAGGCGAATAGCGGCGCCTTCAGGAGCGCCCAAGACTTCACCCGTAGGTGCGGTAAACACGCGCCCCCCAGGCACGGTTTCCCACCCGCGACCAACCGTGCGGATCGGCTCACCACCGTCATCTTGGAGGTAGTCGAGAAAATGTGCCATTTCACGCGGTTTTGCGCGCCAACCCTTGTTAAGAAGTTGTTGTTCTACTTCCTTGCGTCGGGAAAGCATCCCGCGCTGCCACGAAAGGTGTTGCGGCTGGCCGTTAGGCCCCATCACCTTGATCTCAACAGTCAAGTCATCGGAACGGTTATCACACATATACCCAATGACCGTGATGGGCGACCACAGGCGCCGGAAGCCGCCTTTCTTACCACCCCCCTTCTTTTTCTTCTTACCTTTCTTTCCTACCCCACCTTCATCTTCATCGTCTTCGTCATCTTCATACAGCCCGAACCACCAATCCCCATCTTCTGACTTGTAGCCAACTTCCTTACCATTGATGCGGCTAGGCATCGGATATTCGGCCGCAACGTCTTCGGCGGTCGTGACTTTCTTAACAACCGCTTCGTCACCCTCGACCGGCAATTCGATTTCTGCAACTTTCGGCGGTTCGACCCACTCATCAAATTCTGAGTTGAGCGCCTTATCCATTTCCTCTTGCACGCCCGGCTGTTCAAGTGCCCACCGTGCAGCCTCGTGGTAGTCACCATCAAACAGCAACGCCTCGATGTGGTCGAAGGCAGAGCCAACATACCCCTCAAGCGGGTCAGAGGATGACGTGTTGAACATGCGGGTGTTGCCAGCCACAATCCGGCAAGACCCAACTGACCCTGAAGGCGAGCGCAACCACGTCACCCGGCCATCTTCAGAGTCAATCTTATAGTATGGTGACAAGAAGGTATTGATGACCGCGCTCATGGGGTAGGCACGGTTGAAGGCACCGACAACGCCAGGGCGCTCCCAAGCCTCACGGGCAGCCTCCGCGTCGTCGCCATCAAGCACATCTACCTTACGCGAGGCAGCCTTGGCGCGGGCCTCTTCGGCCGTGGTAACAATGCCAGACCAATCGCTAAAAGTCACACGGTCAGAGAAGATGCCTTCACAATAGGTGATGCGTTCGGCAAAACAGTCCAAAACCGGATCAAACGCGCCTCTAGTGAACAAAGGTGGTGCGATGTAGTGAACGCGAGATGCCTGAAACATGCCTTTGTCGATCTTGGGGGGACGCCCAAGAACTTCCGTCCGCGCAGCATACCACGCCTTCCAATCAAACCCGTCCAATCCACGATCAAGCCAAAACCAAACATGGCAGCGAATATCCTTCGACTTAGGCAGACCAGCGGACGAAGAAAGTTGCAAAATGTAGTCAACACCAACAAAATCAGGTCCAAGTTCTTGTTCAATAGCCGCGTCCACCCAAGAACGCGGGTTCGCCACATCAAAACGCGCCTCCGTAACGCCTGCCGGCCTGAAATCATCGAAGTCAAAGCAAACCCAGGGGCAAGGCGCATCCACGATAAGTGAGTTGCGGCGCAGGTAGTAGCGATTATTGTCAAGACGCTTCTCAACAAACGCTTTCTTAATAGAATCGGGGGTCTTTTCGCCCAATTCGGCCACTTTCTTACGCCGATTTGCCTCTAGGGCGTCGATTTCAGCGTCAGGAAGGTATTGGCCGCGCAGGATGACTGCGCAACCGCTCTCTGCTTCAGTCTTGATGATGTTAAAAAGACCCCCAAGGCAAGACACTTCACGTTCTCGCTTTGTTGAATATAGAGGGAAATCTGGCTTACGCTTCTTAAGAACGCCGTTGGCATCGAGAAAGAAGGTTTTGCGCTGCGGTGGGGACTCTACGGACAAAATCGTGATATTGGAGGTCATAATCGTCCTTTTGTGAACAAGTTTAGGGCGTGATAGAGCATCCTCTACCACGCCCTATGGCAAGTGTCAAAGGGTTGAGAATTGCTTAGGGGATATCAAAATCGTCTTCCGCAACTGGGGAACACGATAAGACACGCCTATACATTTTACGACTTTGTTCGTCCGTAAAAACATCGTTGCCACTGGAATCCCAAGACCTATGTATTTCGATAATTTCTGCAAACCATTTACCGCCTTTGACTTCAGGTTTCCAAAATCGACGTACTTCCGTAAAAACGTCAATATCGTAATTGTCTTTCTTCGGATAGCATCTGTTGCTAAAAAGACATATTTCTTCTGATCCTTCGCTCCCGAGCATCCAGTCTATCTCATCTTCGGCGCCTAAGCCGGAATCTGCCAGTTCTTCATAACTATCAAAAGCGTACCGGCGATACGTCAGAGAGCCGTTCTTAAATTCGGTAATCAAGGCCACGTTGTTCTCCTTATTGGGTTTGGGTTTAGATCGAGGCGGCAGATAAGCCCTACCGGATATGCTCCCGTATGCGCGCAGCCACGCGCTCGCAAACCTCAGTCTCTTTTTCGTCAGGCTCTCCACCATCAGGCTCTACAAGGCAGGCGTGTTCTGCAATGTAAATGGCTTGGTTACGGACCTGCTTAAGATGGGCCAGAAAAAACTGTTCCCGCGTCAAACCCATTTCATCTAGGTCTTTCGGGTGAACAGCCCACATCTGAAATGCCCGTTCTTTCAGACTCATGTTGCGCGAGGCTGGGGGGTCGATTATATGACGCCCCGGCTCTGTTGGGTGTCTTTTACGCATCTTCACCACCCCTTTTCTGTTGCGTCGCAATAGTTATAGGGATCGTGGATATACTTACAGTGGAACGCGTTATCGTCTTTCCCACCGCATATAATTACAAAAGGCATGGTTATGTCGTCTGGTATATGAAGATGAAAAACAAGATTGATCGGCGTTCTCTCCCCAAGTTCTTCATAAATTACTTTCTCAAGCCGCTCCCGCTCGTCTTCAGGCGGCTGCCTCTCGGCGTGCCAGATGATCGGGTATTGTCGCATGTCGCTCATGTCACATTCCTTTCAGGCAAAGGCCACCACATAATCGGGTTAGCCACGGTTTCAAAATCAGAACCCGCTACAAACCACCAATCGGGAATAGAGCAATCCTCATCCACATAAGAACCACCCCACTCAACGATATGGAAACCATCTTTCGCACGGGCTAAGTCTTCGCAATGAGCGCCGTAAACCGTAAGGCGACGATCATCGTGCGGATCAACGTAAGGGTCTGCCAGATGTTCGCAGTAAGCCAAAATTGGCACGCTCTTTGGGGCTTGCTGCATGGGAATGCCGTTCCCCCACCAATCAGGCTGTATAGAATTGTCACCCATCTACCAATTCCTCCACCTTCCCACGAGCGCGTCGGATCGCCGCTTCCCAACCCATAATTTGCTCGATACGTTTTGCATAGTAGTAACCATCCGGCGCACCAGCAAGCGAATCCAAAATCGCTAGAACGTCGTCAAGTGGGATTAGTTTTTCAGTCACAGCAATTCTCCATCTTGTTTTGCCAAATCGCCCAAAGCCGCAGCGCGCTTCTCCCTACTCCACCCAGCCGCCGCGCGCAAGCGATAAACAATGTCCATATCACGCTCGTAGCGACGTTTAAGAGCGGGGTGGGTCGGAGTGCCATATTCGGCGCCAATGTGGGCTTCAATATCTTCGGCAGCCTCAATCGCCAGCGCCTTTAGGTTTTGCAGTTCGACAGGCGACGGGCACGGCCCGACATACGAGTTCCAATTTGCCGTGGTTTCAGACTTGCTTGCCATCAGCCGCCTCCTTGATGGCGGCGTCGATCTTCGCCCGCCATTCCTGTGCGAGCGCCTGCCCGACTGCGTGGCCTTCCAGGGACGCGCGCCCCATCAGGTAGGGCAGGTCTGCCCATAGGGTGTCGAGCGCCGAGCGCACGGGGTCGGTTGTTTTTGGTGAAGTACAACCCTCAAAGCCAGGAGGCGAAACCCACCAGCCATTGCCACGCCACTCGCATACACCAATAGTTCCGTTATTCTTGCGCAGCCAATGCCACCCATCCTTCTCGGGATTAAGTGGGACGCCGGGGCGTTCGGGGTCGGGCCAAGAGTTATCGGTCATTGTTCATAATCTCCTTTTCAATAATCTTAGATGCTTCAATTCCAGCCTTACCCTGCCCAAAAATCGAAGCAATTTGGGCACACCGCTCACGCTCACGCATAGCGACGCTAGAAGCAAACTCAAAAACTTCGGCTGGCGTTAGGCATGGGCCAAGATACTCCTTATGCCCACATTCTTTCCATTGAAAATAACAATCGTATACGAGCCACTGTTCGCCGTCTGACTGCCAAAAAATAGGTTCGCCACCAACCCAATGCCACCCATCCTTCTCGGGATTAAGCGGGACGCCGGGAAGTTCGGGGTCAGGCCAAGAGTTATCGGTCATTGTTCATAATCTCCTTCTTAATCTCTTTAGCAACCCACTCGCAAGCTGAAACAAGCCTTTCTATTTCAAAAGGCATGTTATTCGGCGCACCCCTAGCAATCGCGGCGGCGCGTTCGTAGGCGTTCTGTTTGCCTACTTTAATAGAGAGTTCTACAAGGGCATCAATTTTGGCGGGCGTTAGGCAAGGGCCGACGTAAGAATAATACCCTGACGTAAACTCTGGAGTCTGCCAACCACCACCATAATCGTCGCCGCCGCGAAGGTGCCAGTTATTAAAGCCGGGGCACCAGTAATACGGCGCAGGATCGTCGCCGCTCTCTTTTAGCCAATGCCATCCATTTTTCTCAGGATTAAGTGGCACCCCAGGCTTCTCAGGATTAGGCCAAGAATTGCTCATACAATCTTTCCTCCCTTAAAAATGTCGCTTTGCATCCAATCGCAAAGTTCGCGCATTGTGTCTTCATCCCCCTCCATCCAGTCTTTCAGCCAAGTAACTACGTCGTCTCCGCGCCGATTAACCGGACCAATAGCATATTTCATAGCCTCTAACAGTATGCCGTGGCTATAGTCCGCTTCTTCGCACTTTTTGAGCAAATCTTCAAGTTCTTTTTCGGCTTCAGCACCATAAGCGCCCATTCTCTTAATCATTTTGCGAAGCTGCTTAGTGCTCATGGCCAAACCCCAGCCATTCTTCAGCAGAAAACGATTTGTTATTTTGCTTTTCAATCGGTGCGAGGGCTTCAGCTTTCCACTTGCGGCCAGATATGCGATCCTCAAAATGCCGCTCCTTGTCAATGCAGAGCGGGCAATAACTGGCAGCAGCCGTGTCTCGATTAAAAGACATATAGAGAAAACTACGCCCGCAGCCGTCGCAAACTTCTCGATCAGCCATCAACCATTCTCCTTCCGTTTGAAAACTAACCAATATCCACCGTCGATCTGCATTGCGGCCCATCCGTATTTGACGGCGCCCCAAAGAAGAACATTCTCAACAGGCACACCAGCTTCTAGCGCGCTGCGCACGAAATCAACTTTCTGTGTCAATTTCAAACACCCCATCAACAATCTTCAAGCACACCGGCTGGCACCCATCAAAATTACCACCGCGCCTGAAGTAATCTTGCCCACCATCAACAAACACGTCCGCTGTCTTTGCCTGCTTAAAGTCACGTCGCCACTGAGAGAAGATAATCTCTCCCGTTTCCATGACTTGAATGGCCATCCAACGGGTGTCGTAGGCGACGGTATCGGCGTTGGCGATAGTATATTCGTTCTGGTGTGGGTTAAAACGCAGCCCGAAGTAGCGGTTTTGATGAATGCCGTTTCGTGGCGAGGGAGTGTAGAAGACGCTGTAGGGGTTTGACCACAGACCGTCCTTGGCCTGAAGGGCGAGGTCAGCAACGTAAACCGCTTCTGGCTCGATATGGTTGCGGACAAACGGCAACCACTTCTGCGGGTCGTGGTTCCAATAGGAAAAGGTGATGTTAAGTGCCATATCACTCAGACTCCCAAACAATGCTGGGCTTAAAGTTTTCCGCAGCTATCAACATATTAGCATAGTTTACAGCGGCTTCTTGAGAAGCGGCGGTAAAAATATCCTCCCAATGTGTGACGGGGCCAAAAGCCCTCTCTATGACCCTTGCTCTCTCCACTACATACACAAACGGCCCCGCATGTTTCACTCGATACCGTGCCATCTTATTCTTCCTCGTCCCACTCAAGGCACCCAACCATATTCTTTACGCCGCCATCCGTAAAAGAATAGCCCCAAAACTCGCCACTGTTGTCGCCATCAAGCGAGCCGAAGCACACTTGCCCCCGGCAACCACCCTTAAGCAGAAACTTCTGAATGTCAGTCTGCCACAGAAAGTCCATGTGCTCTTGGCGGTCGGAATCAAAGCGCAAATATGCCTGCCCCCGATACCAATTTACGGGTTCATAATCGACGGGCCACTTTTCCTTTTTGGCTCGTTCTTCGATCTCCTGCGCGGTGTTGATAGGTATAACCAACCCATTCACGAGGCACTTAATCTGCCAACCCATATCTTTTCTCCTAATTTTCCACTTGCGCCCATCGCGCCGACCCTGTATGAACCCACCGCGCCTTGGTGTCAAGGCGAAAAACAGCGCACAGAAGGAGACATGAGATATGGACGCAGAATGGAAGCGTAAGTGGGTCGAGGCTCTTCGGTCAGGGGAGTATAAGCAGGGTAAGCATCAGCTTACGGACGGCGATGCTTTCTGTTGCCTTGGCGTGCTGACCGACCTTTACATCAAAGAAAACGGGTATGCGTGGGGCAGCGATTACGTTGGGTCGCGGCCAAAAGACGGGTGTTTGTCCTATATGGTATCTTGTGATGTTGGTTTGGACGACTATGATCCTGTCGTAGAGGGACGAGCACTGTCCAGTTGGAATGATTTTTCCGACGCAGACTTCAACCAAATCGCTAACCTCATCGAGAAGCACCTTTAACCGTTCTTGCAACAAGGAGAATACCCATGACCGCTAAGAAGAAGCCTGCTACCCCCACGACTACGGCCGCTGCCAAGCCCCCTAAGCCTCGCGCGCACACGCTGCGGATGGTCTCATTGGATGACTTTGGCGACCTCGACATTATGTTCAACAGCGAACACGATACGCCAAACCGTATCTATTTCCGCGAAAGCGGCGATGATTACTCCATGTTTTACCTAAACACACGCCAAGCCAACGCTCTTCTTGAGTGGTTGCAGGACGTGGTGCCCCTCATGGTAGATGAGCCTTCCGACCCTACCGCCCCGGTGGTGCGCGTTGTCGCCTAAACGGCGCAACAAAGGTAATCTGCGCCTCATGCCCACCGGGCCTGGGCGCGATACCTTGGCAGCAATCGCCAACGCTAAAAATGTCTTGCGGACACGCGACGTAAGGGCTATAGCGTTGGTGATTGTTGAGCCTAATGGCGAAGTAGGAACGCTGTTGGGCGGAATTGAAGACGGCCACGCTCACCAGTTGAGTAGCGGCATTGAGATTTTGCGTAGGCGCTTTAACGATTTGACAGGATAGGAGAATGTGTGTGACAGAGAATAGCGGTGTCCAGAAAACCACCGAGACGGTGGGTGACGCACTGCCCCGCGCGATGGCGCGGGTGCGTGATGAGATCATGCCCGCATACGCAGCCATCGGGCCGGCTGGCGTATGGGCGCTGGGCTCGATGCGGTTTGATCTCGACGCGGCGGCTCGCGCTATGGCGGCGGGCGACGTGGCCGGCATGGTGCGCGCTCTGCACGAATTGAGAGGGTGGAAACTGTGACAACTAGTCCGAATACGACCGCGCCCATCCCGCACCACCAGCTTAGCCCCGGCGATGTGCTGCGCTGGCAATGCCCGATTTTTCCCCATGTGGTTCACCGCTGGCGCGTGTTGGCGGTGTGCCTTGGCGGGCAGCGTGCAGACGGGCGATGGACTGAAAGCCTGATCGAGGTTGAGAACGTCTCTCATCAGCCCGGCATCACGTCCAACGGCGTGCAGGCATCCGTGATGGCGATCCCGGAGGTGCTGACCCGTCAATGCGTCATCGAGGATGTGGGCGACGCTTTCGGCGTCCCGTCTGCCAGGAGGTTCGCAAAGTGAGCAATCAGAAAACCACCCTTTACTGGAAAACCCCCATCAAATCAAACAAGGAACAGCCGCAATGAAAACCACTCCCATTCGCAAAATACCCATTCTCCCCGAGCATTGGGCAACCCGTCCTGACGTAAGAATGCTTTACGGACCAACCTACTCAATCGAGGCATCCAAAACTTGCACCGAAGAATGGTCTATCGTATTCCTGATCGCAGATGGACACCACGTTGCCTATAGACTTAAGGTAAACGAGTCTTATGGGTATGGAGGCTAAATTGAATAAGCGCGCCCTTATCACCGGCATCACCGGCCAAGATGGTGCTTACCTCGCCCAATTTCTTCTGACGAAGGGGTATCAGGTCTTCGGCCTCACTCGGCGTTCGTCTAGCAACGCTCCGCTTTGGCGCCTCGACTACCTGCAAATCACCGACCGCGTGAACCTCGTAGAAGGTGACATTACCGACCTCACGGGCTTGGTGCGGGTGCTAGAGGCATTGCAGCCCGACGAAGTGTATAACCTAGCCGCACAGTCGTTTGTCGGTCTTAGCTGGTCACAGCCGCTTCTCACGGCCGATGTGACGGCGATTGGTGCCCACAACATGCTTGAGGCGTTGCGCATGGCCTCTCCCTCGTCACGCTTCTATCAAGCCTCGTCTTCTGAAATGTTTGGTAAGGTGTTCGCGCACGCCCAAAATGAAAACACGCCTTTCTACCCGCGCAGCCCCTACGGCGTGTCCAAGGTTTATGCACATCAGATGACGATTAACTACCGAGAATCGTTTGACATGCACGCAAGTTGCGGCATTCTATTTAACCACGAATCTCCCCTTCGTGGTATTGAGTTTGTTACCCGTAAGATCACGGACGGGGTAGCAAAGATCGCTACAGGTAAGGCAATGCATCTGCCTCTCGGCAATATCCATGCCACCCGCGATTGGGGCCACGCACGCGATTACGTCCGTGCGATGTGGATGATGCTACAGAGGGATGAACCTAGCGACTATGTGATTGCCACTGGCAAGTCGATTTCTGTTATGGATTTCGCAGCCAAGGCGTTCGATTGTGTTGGACTTGATTGGAGGCAGTATGTTAAGCACGACAGCGTTGAGTTGATGCGTCCTGCCGAAGTGCATCATCTTCTTGGGGATGCAAGTAAAGCGAAGGCGCGGCTCGGTTGGGTGCCAGAAGCAAACATTGATAATCTGATTGAGGAAATGGTGTCCGCAGACATGAAGCGGCATCGGGTTTAACAAGGAGATAGGCACATGACTTTGGAAGATTTATGGCTTTTGGAAAACGATCTTACGGCCGGTTACTCGACAGCCGCCGCGCTCCATGCGGCGACCAAGGCCGCGCTTTCGCTGATTGATGAATCGCAGTTCGCGCTTTTCAGCAACAGCGAAATTGCCTCATTGCGCGAGCACGACCGCGAGTTTAGCAGGCTTACCACACTTTATAGTCGGGCGCTTGATGTGGTTGCAGTTAAGATTACGGAGGCTGGTGGTTAATGACTGTCCTCACTGGCAGGCAGATTTTGGCGCGGGGCATCTTTAGCCCCGCGACTGTGCGGACCGTGCATGAGCCTACGGGCATGACTTATGGCTCAAGCTATGCAGGCTATGACGTGCGGCTCAAGCAGGATATTACGCTCCTCCCCGGCGCGTTTTCGCTTGCAAGCACGGTAGAGAAGTTCAATATGCCGATTGATTGTGTAGCGATTGTGCATGATAAATCTAGCCTCGCACGGCGGGGGCTTAGCGTGTTCAACACCGTTGCGGAGCCGAATTGGTCGGGCTTCTTAACCTTGGAACTTGCCAACCGTGGGTATGAGACGCTGTATCTCAAGGCAGGTCAACCTATCGCCCAAGTCATTTTTCATGTGCTTGACGCGCCGCTAGAAGCGGGCTATGACGGCGCCTATCAGGATCAGCCTGACCGCCCCGTGGCGGGCAAGCACGATGTTTAATATGGAAAAGGAACCCCACATTGACCCCTCAACCCAACCCCCTTCAAACTCAAGCGATTGAAGGTCTGATCGAGTTCGCGCAGACGCGCGAACATATGTTCGCCCTTTTGGAAGGGCCTGCCGGAAGCGGTAAGACTTTCACAGTAGCCGCTGTCATTAAGGCGTTGCAGGAAACCAATCCAGACCGCAAGGTTGTCGTTGCTACTCCGACACATAAAGCGAAAAAGGTCTTGGTGAACGCTCTTGCCCGCTACGGCATTAGCGTCAACGCGACCACAGTATCCGCCCTTATCGGCAAGGCCCCGTCCACTACGGATGACCCTGACGACGAGGGCAATCCACAATGGCTGCGTAGCGACTCTGGCGCTCTTGAGCCCGACACCTTGCTCATCGTTGATGAAGTCAGCATGGTTGGTATCACCGATGCTAAGGCAATCCAAAAGGTTGTTAAGCGTAATAATTCGCAAGTCATTTTCTCTGGTGATTTTGCACAGTTGCGTCCAGTCAAGGATGCTTCTATCCAAGACGCAATGGAGAAGGTGCCTGTCCGCTTCAAGCTGGCAGAGGTCATGCGTTCCGGGTCAAAAGGCATTGTCGCGGTATCGAAGTCTGTCCGCGTTACCGGCGACATTGATCTTGATGCCGTAGATAACCAGAACGTCTTTATCTACAACGACAGCAAGAAGTTTGAGGAAGCCTTTGTCGCTACTGAAGGTGCTGTCGCTGTCGCCTACACCAACAAGCGCGTTGCCGAATTGAACCATCTGAAGCGCAAAGCCATTTACGGCGACAAGCTAAAGCCATTCATGCCGAACGAAACGGTCATTCTGACAGAGCAACCGTTTTTTGTTCGCAAGAACTACGGTGGTAAGTGGGAAAGCGTCAAGGTAGCTGACAACAACGACCAGTTGGTTGTGCTTGATAGCGGCATCCGTTGCGAAGATGGCAATGCCTTTGCCGAAGGTTACGTCCACTCAACTATGCTGCGCCTGCGTAACCCCGAGACGGCTTTGGAGTTTGACGCTAAGGCTCTCACCTACGACGAATACGTTAATAACCTGAAGCCAATGCTAGAAGATGTGCTCAAGAACACCCGCATGTTCACTAAGCGGCTTGAGGCGATTTCGCGTGACGACATTGGGGAGATTAGCGAGGCTGGGCTGTCTGACTATTTCAATGAGGATGAGATCGCCTGGATCGTCGCTAATGCCTCTTACAAGTCAAATTGGGTGCGCCCTACCCTAGACGGCTTCAAGCCCGTGAAGGGGTCTTGGGCGTCGCTTAAGGGCCTCGTGTGGGCCAAGGACTACTTTGGTTGGAAGCAGCAATTCGCGGTGCTTCTCTATGAACACGCATCCACGGCACACAAGGCTCAAGGCTCCACCTACCAAGCGTGCTTCGTCGATTGGCCAAATCTATTGACGATCCGTGATGCTGATGATAGACAGGCCGCATGTTACGTCGCCGTATCCCGCGCCGCAGACACCCTTCACATTCGCATTTAGGAGAACCAGACATTGAACAGCGCACTCAGCGACTTCCCTACCAACCACCCCATCCACAAACTCGGCCCGATTGACCAAATTACGATCATCAGTGAGGTCACAGCCGAAATGAACCAAGTTTTTCACGAAGCCTACATCGCAGGCGCAATCGACTCGATTAAGTGTTTGCAGGAAATCGCTCGCAACTCTAAGGAGATTGACGAACCCCAACGCCGCGCTTTGCTGTGCGCCGCCATTGCTATCAGCCAAGCCGCTGAAGGCGTTATTGCCAAGTATCGGCAGGGGATTGACGGGCAGGAGGATGAGGCATGATTAACATGCTTTCAAACGACAAACTTGAAGAATACGCCGCCCTCGCGGAACAAGGCCCGCATATTGTCCTTATCCCCAAGGACGATATTGCAGCCCTGTATCGGGAAATCCTGTATCTGCGCGAGGCCGTTACGGGCGCATATACGGCTGGCATTGCGGATGCAGCACGGTTGACGATTGAGACGTATAAAACTTGTCTCAATCTGCATGAAATGGGTGCGCCTATTGAACGAGATACCGTGCGATTTATGCAAGGTGCGATTGAAGGGTATGAAAGGTATCAGTCGTCGCTTGGTAAGGTGAGTAAGAGCGTCGATCCGATTTAAGGAAAACACATGCACAAGAAAATAGAAAAAGCAGTTAATCGCCTCAAGGCCGCTCAAGCCGCGCTAGACCAAGCAGTTGCCGAAGTCCAAGCGACGTGCAAGCACGAAGACATTTGCGTTGCTCCATACATGCCCATGAAGCATATGGGCAATATGCCGCCTTACTTCGTGTGTGCGGATTGTGGGTGGCACGAGTCGGGATATTACGCTAAAAGTTTTTTCCCCGACCATATCGTGAGCGAAAGCGAATGCTTTCGTATTACAAGAGATCACGCTTATGACATGCGTAAAGGTCCGCTACGCAATGACCCCACGGACTATGACTAAATCGCTGTCAAGCCCTTGCTCACCATGCCGCTCTAATATATAACCGCCGACCCGCAACTTCTCCACCCCTTTCTAGGAACCACCAAAAATGCTTTCCAACACCGATGCTGGCGCGTCCGCGCCTGCTTGCGCCGCTCTGCGTTTTGCTATCACCATTGACCGCAGCCGCGATGAACTTCTGACGCATTTTGGCAAGGAAACCCTAAAGGACCGCTACCTGTTGCCGGGTGAATCCTACCAAGACCTTTTCGCGCGTGTTGCGTGCGCCTATGCCGACAACGCCGATCACGCGCAGCGGCTTTATACATATATGAGCCTGCTTTGGTTCATGCCTGCTACGCCTGTGTTGGCGAATGGCGGGACGACGCGCGGGCTGCCCATCAGTTGTTATTTGAACGAGGTTCCTGATTCACTTGAGGGGATTGACGCTACTTTCCGCGAGAATTTCTGGCTTGCCGCTCGTGGCGGCGGCATCGGCACCGACTGGTCTAATGTCCGCAGTATCGGGGAGAAGGTGGGCCTTGTTGGTGAAACCAGCGGCATCATGCCGTTTGTTAAGATGATGGACAGCCAAACCCTTGCGGTGGCGCAGGGGAATCTTCGTCGTGGTAGCGCGGCGACTTATCTTCGTATTGACCACCCTGAAATCGAAGAATTTATCGACATGCGCCGCCCGACTGGTGGCGACCCCAATCGCCGCAGCCTCAATCTGCACCACGGGGTTGTGGTTACAGACGCCTTCATGCGTGCTGTTGAGAACGATCAGGGGTGGAACCTTGTCAGCCCGCGCGATGGGTCTGTGCAGAAGAGCGTGAGCGCGCGTGACCTTTGGATCAAGTTGCTTACCGCGCGTATTGAGACTGGCGAGCCGTATATTCTGTTCATTGACACGGTTAACAATCTTGCGCCCGAGACGTATAAGAAGAACAATCTTGAAGTCAAAACCAGTAACTTGTGCTGCGAAGTGACTCTCGTTACAGGAACGGATCAATTTGGCAATCACCGGACTAACGTGTGCTGCCTCTCGTCCCTTAACCTCGACTATTTCCTTGATTGGTCGCTGCACCCCACGTTCATTGAAGACGTTATGCGCTTCCTTGATAACGTGATGCAGGACTTTATCGACCGCGCCCCCGACAGCATGTCGCGCGCCCGCTACAGCGCCATGCGTGAGCGCAGCGTGGGTCTTGGCGTCATGGGCTTCCATAGCTTCCTTCAGAAGATGGGTGTGCCTTTTGAGAGCGCCATTGCGAAGTCGTGGAACCTCAAGATGTTCAAGCACATCAAGGCCAAGGTAGACGAGGCAAGCGTTGCCCTTGCTCACGAGAAGGGGCCGTGCCCCGACGCGGCTGACGCTGGCATTATGGAGCGGTTCGCCAACAAGACGGCTGTAGCCCCTACCGCGTCTATCTCCATTATCTGCGGTGGTGCGAGCCCCGGCATTGAGCCTTCTGCGGCTAACAGCTACGTCCAGAAGACCCTCTCAGGCAGCCATGTTGTGCGCAACCCTCACCTTAAGGCCGTGCTTGCCAAGTATGGCCGGGACGACCAAGAGACGTGGGTGGACATTGGGGCGCGCAAAGGTAGCGTGCAGCACCTTGACTTCCTGACTGACCAAGAGCGTGACGTGTTCAAGACCGCGATTGAGTTGGATCAGCGTTGGTTGATTGAGCACGCTGCCGACCGCACGCCCTTTATCGACCAGGGCCAAAGCCTCAATTTGTTCTTCGCGGCAGATGCCCATAAGAAGGACATTAACGCGGTTCACATGATGGCATGGAAGAAGGGTGTAAAGGGCCTCTACTACTGCCGTAGCCTGTCCGTGCAGCGTGCCGAGACTGTTAGCGAGAAGATCGCGCAGAAGCCTGTTGACGGGGCAGGCGAGAAGAAGTATGACGAATGCCTTGCTTGTCAGTAATGGAAAGGAGAACGTTTATGGGTCGCTACAATTACAAACCTGACTTGGCTGAAATTGAGATGCTAATTATTCGGGAGACTTACAAACTCAATATGGACGAGCGCGCCAGCCTCGCGGTTGAGATTGGCAATCTTTTGGCCCGTGAATGCGAAGATGCTTACATGGAGGGCTTTGAAGGCGAATTGGGCCAACTGAAGTGGGATACGGTTTACGAAGAAGGCTATCAAGCAGGTCGTGCAGACAAGGAAAGGGAGATCAACTATGAACGCCACGATGACTGACGAATTTTCTCACCTTACTGCGGACGAACAGCAGCAAGTAACTAACCTAGTTAGTAATTTTTACCCCGACGCGCATCCGCTCAAGGCACGACTTTTGGCGCGATTCATTACTCGGCTTGCTGACCTAAAGTATGAAGAAGGCGACGTTGCAGGATTTCAGCGCGGCTTTAACGAAGGTCGCCGTCTTGGGCAGTCAGAAGGATTTAACTCTGGGCGCGAAACAGGATATGCGCGCGGCATCGAACAGATGAAAGGCGTTTGGTAATGTCCGTTGATACTCTCTTTACCCTCGTCTCTTGGGGCGGTGCTATCGCCGTCCTTATCGCGATTGGCATGGCCTTCGCAAACCTCGATGGGTGGAAGGATTAACCTATGAGCAATTTGATGACACCCTCTGTGGGGTACAAGCCTTTTCGTTACGAATGGGCTTTTGAGGCTTATCAGCAACAGCAGCGCATCCATTGGTTGCCTGAAGAAGTGCCGATGGCTGATGACGTGAAGGATTGGCAGAAGAACCTCACGCCTGCCGAAAAGAACCTTCTCACTCAGATTTTGCGGTTCTTTACGCAAGGTGACATTGAAGTGGCGTCTAACTACATGCTCCACTACATGCCGGTATTCCGCCCCGTCGAGATTTGCATGATGCTGGCCGCGTTTACGGCAAGCGAAGCCAACCACGTTCATAGTTATAGCCACCTAATCGACACTTTGGGGATGCCGGAAACTGAATACACGGCCTTCCTTCAATACGCTGAAATGCGTGCAAAAGCGGATTTCTTCAAATCATTCAACGCCAACGATACTCGCGAAATTGCTAAAACGCTCGCCGCGTTTGGCGCTTTTACCGAGGGGTTGGCGCTCTTTAGTAGCTTTTCGATCTTGATTAGCTTTCAGCGGTTCGGAAAGATGAAGGGGGTCGGGCAGATTATCGCTTGGTCTGTCCGCGATGAAACGCTCCATTGCTTGTCTATGATCCGACTGTTCCACACGCTTTGTGAGGAAAACCCCGGCCTTCTTGATGATTCGCTTCGTCAAGAGATCATCGAGATTTGCCGCACTACCGTTGAACACGAGGATGCGTTTATCGACCTTGCGTTTGAAATGGGTCCAGTGCAGGGCCTCACGGCAGAAGAAATTAAAGCATACGTTCGCTACATCGCGGATCGTCGCTTGCTTCAACTTGGGTTCGCGCCTATCTATGGCGTAAAGAAGAACCCCCTTCCGTGGTTGGATGAGTTGCTTAATAACGTCGCACACGAATCGTTTTTTGAGACGCGCGCTACCGAGTATTCTCGCGCCGCGACTCGTGGTAATTGGAATGACGCCTTCTAGCCAAAAACCTAAAAACTATTTGACGTGCGAGGTCGTTAAAACGAGGGAACAAGCGCGTGAGGACGGGGACGTTCGGTTTTTTAACGGACACCCGTGCTCGCACGGCCACCTTTCTGACAGGTATGTCAAATCAAACTTTTGCGCGCAATGCTCAAGTGAACGCGCGGCACAAGGATACGCAAAAAACAGAGATCAAATTTGTGCCCGCGTTCGTGAATATGCAAACGCTAATAAAGAAAGAGTTTTGGCCGACAAACGCCGATACCATAAAGAAAACTCAGATGTGCTGAAAGCAAAGAAAGCAGAGTATTACCTTCGTAATAGAGAACACATTATGCAAAAGTCATCCAGAAGATATAATGAGAAAAAAGAAAGTATCCTTGAACGAGAGCGACAAAGGCGTAAAGATTTTCCTTCTCTTTTTAGGGAGCAAAATAGGCGTCTATACGAAAGGCACCGAGAAGCGATTTCACGCAGGGCCAAACAATACCGAAAAGATAAACCAGAGGCTAAACGTGCATTAAACGCTTCGTATCGTGCTCGGAAACGCAACGCTAAAGGTAAATTCTGCTCGGAAGACATATTTCGCATGTTGCAAGAGCAAGACCATTTGTGCCTAGGTTGTAGCGCGGACTTGAAAGAAGTAACATACCATATCGACCACATACTTCCCCTTAAATTAGGAGGTTCAAACGAACCCCATAACATTCAACTCTTGTGCGCGTCCTGTAATTGCTCTAAAGGCGACAAACACCCCAACGATTGGATTCCTAAAAACCCGCCTCCTAAAAAGGACACACCCTCAGAATGACCCACATCATCGGCATTGACCCCGGCCTATCCGGCGCCATCGTTTTCCTAAACCAAGAAACCCAAAAAATCCTAAACATTTTCGACATGCCTACAGTCACGGTCACGATCAACAAGAAGGAAAGGCGCAAGATCGCGCCCGCCCTTCTTGTTAATCTACTCAAAACCCATCCTGCCTCGCACATCATCGTTGAGAACGTAGGCCCAAGGCCAAGCGAGGGCGCTGTGGGGGCCTTCAGTTTTGGCTTTGGCGTCGGTATCATCCACGGCATTGCGGCTGGTCTTGACCTGCCTCTCACGACTGTTCACCCCGCGACATGGAAGAAGGCGATGGGCGTCCCCGCTGACAAGGGTGGGGCGCGTCTAGCCGCTATGGCGCGCTTTCCTGAATGGGCAGACTCGTTTAAGCGGGTTAAGGATGATGGTCGCGCGGAGGCAGCCTTGATTGCGTTGTATGGGGCGACTCGATGAAACCGTTTTTTACATATTTCGGAGGTAAGTGGCGCTCTGCGCCAAGATACCCTTTGCCCGGCCACAATATCATCGTAGAACCATTCGCGGGGAGTGCGGGGTACTCCGTCAGACACAGCGCGCGCAACGTGTTCTTGTATGATTTAGACGAAAAAGTTATCGGGGTGTGGGATTACCTTATTAGGACTCCTGCCCCCGAGATTAGTAACCTACCCCTTGATGTGTCAGAAGGGGTAGATGCTCTCAAAGTCCCGCAAGAGGCAAAGTGGTTGATCGGGTTTTGGCTTAATAAGGGTGCTGCCCAACCATGTAAAACGCCGTCCGCGTGGATGCGAAAAGGCACCCACACTAACAGTTTTTGGGGAGAAGTAATCCGTAACCGCATTGCGTCTCAAGTTGAAGGGATACGCCACTGGAAATGTTACCACAGACCATATGTCGATGTATGTTCGTTCCACAACGCAACGTGGTTTGTCGATCCACCTTACCAAAAGGCGGGTAAAGACTACCGATGCTCTTCAACAAATATAGATTTCCAACATCTTGGAGAGTGGTGTAAATCTAGGAACGGGCAAGTGCTGGTGTGTGAAAACGAAGGCGCCGATTGGTTGGATTTTAAGCCTTTTTTAGCGCAGAAAGCCACACACGGGTCGGGTCGTAGTGGCGTGAGTATGGAAGTGCTGTATGAACAAAACGGTTGATTGGCAAAAAGGACTCCGCACCTACCAAATCGAAGGCGTGGACTTTCTCTCCCAACAAATCACTCTTGAAAACCACCCCGCCAATTTTGACGAGCCGGGGCTTGGGAAAGCACAGCCGCTCGATAGCAAAGTTTTGACGGACGGGGGGTGGGTTAATATAGGTAGCCTGAAAGTCGGGGATTATATCTTTGGTCAAAACGGAGAATTGACGCAAGTCACTGGTGTTTTTCCTCAAGGGAAGAAACCAATTTATCGTGTTGTTTTTAACGATAAAACAGAGACTAAATGCTGCGCGGAACACTTGTGGCTGGTTAATACGCAGGTAAGACACGCCCGTGGAAATGGTTTCTTTGTTATGGGCCTTTCCGAGATTTCTGACGACATTCGATTTAAGTCAGTAGAATACGTTGGGGCGCCGAAGTATTTTGTGCCACAAGTGAAACCTATCCTGTTCACGGAAAAACCCTTGCCGATTGACCCTTACGTTCTCGGTGTAATTCTCGGGGACGGAAGCATCAAGTATGGCGGCACCGGCATTACAACTATGGATTCCGAAATCATCGAAGAAGTCAAAAGGAGGAACACTTGCGGTGTTTTTTACCGAGAGCATCATCGAGAGAGTAGCAAAGCAACAACCTATTATTTTACATATCGAAATAGTTCAAAAGGAGGGCATTTGACTCATGCTATTAGGCAACTCGGGCTTCGCGGCAAAGGTTCGGACGATAAATTTATCCCCGAGATATACTTGCGCGGTTCCGTTCGCCAGCGGCTCGATTTACTTAGGGGTCTAATGGACACGGATGGATATATCAACGATGAACCGACTATGCAGTTCACGTCTAATTCTAAAGCCCTTGTCGATGGGGTGGTAGAGATTGTTCGGTCTTTGGGTGGCACAACCCGCCAAAGTCAAAAGATTAGCGCGTCCGGAAAGAATCACTACTGCACCACGCTAAATATGCCAGAGGGGTATAACCCATTTTTTGTTAGTCGCAAAAGCAAGAAGTTTAGGGCAAACACAAAGTATAAGCCTCGGAAATACATATCCGAGATTATACCATGTGGAGAAGAAGAAGCGGTGTGTATTAGCGTAAGCGCCGATGATAGGTTGTATGTTACTGACGACTACATTGTTACGCACAACACAATTCAGGCTATTCGCACAGGCGACAGGCTTAGTTTCCACCGCATCCTTGTCGCTTGTCCCGCCATCGCCCGCATCAACTGGTCGCGCGAGTTTGAGACATTTGGCCTTCTGTCCCGCACGATCCATGTCCAGCAAACCATCAAGTCGCCAATCCCCAATACCGCCGACGTGGTGATTGTTAGTCACGACATGCTCTCTAACAAGCACGTTAAGGAAGCAATCCTTAACGCCCCCGAGTTTGACTTGCTTATTGTTGATGAAGCGCATTGTTTTAAGAACCGAACGGCTCTGCGGACAAAAGCACTTTACGGCGAACGGCTTAACGGTCAAGGTGGAATTATCTCTAACGTCAACAGCGTTATCTTGCTCACCGGCACCCCCAATCCCAACAACTCCGGGGAGTTCTATACCCACTTAAGAGCCCTTGCGCCCAAGCGGCTTGAAACAGAAAACGGGCGCCTCACCTATGCTCAATTCATCCATCGGTTCTGCCAAGTGGACGTTATGCACTTCGGTATGCGAACGGTTGAGCGTATCCGGGGTAACAAGAATATCCCTGAATTAAAGGAACGCTTGAAGGGGTGGTATATTCGACGCCGCAAGGAAGACGTGCTGACCGAACTGCCGCCTCTGCAATGGGGAACGGTGGTGCTTGAACCCCCCAAAGGTGCCGCCAAGCAAATCAAGGATGCTGAGAAAGACCCGAAGGTTAAGCAAATCCAGGCGGTGCTTGCGGCAGCTTCGGCAAAGCATTTTGAGAAGGATGCTTTGCTCGCGGACACGCTACTGTCCCAAAACAACGCAACTGCCCTCGCCACCATGCGCCGCATTGTGGGGTTGGCGAAGGTCGCCCCCGTTGTAGAGTTTATCGAAAGTGAAATGGAGGCAACCAACCAAGGCAAGATCATCCTATTCGCCTATCACAAGGAAGTCATCGCCCAACTCGCGGAAGCCCTCAAGGCGTATAAGCCTGTTGTGGTGACGGGAGACACGAGCAAGCCGCAGCGGCAGAAGGCGATTGATGACTTCCAAAACGACGAAGACACGCTCATTTTTATCGGCCAAATTACCGCCGCCAACTCAGCAATTACCTTGACAGCCTCAAGCAATGTGCTAATCATGGAGCCGTCTTGGATACCTGCCGAGAACGTCCAGGCTGCGGCCAGGGCGCACCGGATGGGGCAAAAGAGCGACTCTGTGCTCGCTAGGTTCATTACCTTGGCGGGTAGCATTGACGAGGATATCACCCGCGTTATCAAACGCAAAACTGAGTCTATTTCGCAGATTATGATTTAGGAGACAAACATGGATCGCAATACCGCAATCGTTGAGATCGTTCTTAACGCCGCTGAGAATATCCGGCTTATGGCGCTAGACGCCATTGATAAGCTGGATAGCGGATGGTCAGAGGAACTTGTTGGAACGGAAGGTCTTTCGACCCTTTCGCCTGAGTTCACTACGGCGTTTAACGAAGCGGTTGATCGCGTTTCGGAAAACAATGTCGCGCTTGCCGAGAAGGCAGATGCTCTTCTTACGCCCGCAAGCACGGCTGCCGATGGTGAAAAGAAGAAGCGTGGTCGTCCGCGCAAGAACGCCGAAGAGGTTGAAGCGCCGCCCGCCGTTGAGCCCGAAGCCGTCCTTCCCGTCGAGGAAGTCATCGAGAGCGCGCCTGAGCCTGAGCCCGAAGAGGAAGGCCCGCCCGCTCCCGAAGACACCGATTCGCTTGAGTGGTTTAAGGCAAATCCCGGCGCTGCGAAGGAGCGCGCGCTGCAACTCGCCAGCAAGCACATGAGCGATGGCGGTGTTGATGCCGCGCGTGAGCGCATCAAGGAAGTGACGGGGCGCGTTCGCATTTCCGATTGCGGCGTGGAAGAACTCCACAAGTATGTGATTTCGTTTAATGACTAACACTTCCCTCGTCGCCCATAACACTCGCGCCCATGCTACTTTGGGCGCGAGTAGCGCAAGCCGCTGGATCAACTGCCCCGGCTCCGTCCGCATGTCTGAGGGGATGCCTAACACTTCCTCCGACTTCGCCCGCGAGGGCACGGCGGCGCACGAATTGGCCGAACGCTGTCTTGCTACCAAGAAGCCCACAATCTCCTTTCTTGACGAAGAGATTGAAGGTTTTACGGTTGACGAAGATATGGCCGAAGCCGTGCAGATTTACGTTGATGCGGTAAACGAAGCTGCCGAAGGCAATGAACTATTTATCGAGCAACGGTTTTCGCTTGCGCCGCTCAATCCGCCTGTTCCGATGTTTGGCACCGCCGACGCTGTGGTTTGGGACGCCAAGGACAAGGTTCTTACTGTCATGGACCTCAAGTATGGCGCGGGTGTGTCGGTCAAGGTGGAGAACTCTCCGCAGCTTTCCTACTACGCCCTTGGCGCTATGCTAGAAATGGAGAAGCACGGCTATCTACCCCGTGTTGTGCGTATGGTGATTGTGCAGCCCCGATACCGACATGCCGATGGTCCCGTTCGCACTTTCACTATCGACGCCTATACGCTGCGTTCCGAGTGGGCTGAAGACCTTATGGGTTATGCTCATCGCACGCTAGACCCTAGCGCGCCGCTTCAGGAAGGCGACTGGTGCCGTTTCTGCCCTGCCCAAGCCAAGTGCCCTCTCTTGCACCAACAGGCCCTAGCAGCCGCGCAGAGTGAGTTTGACGACGGATTTAGCCCACCCGCTCCCGAGACACTTACCGATACGCAGATTGCCGACATTCTGAAGAAGGCAGATGTGTTTAAGGGGTGGGTCAACTCGGTGCAGGCTTACGCCGCTTCCCGCCTTGAAAGCGGTGGCGTAATCCCAGGCTTTAAGTTGGTCGCCAAACGGGCAACTCGGAAGTGGAACGACGAAGAGCAAGCTGTCGGCCTGCTTGAACAGATGGGCCTGGATGAAGATGATATCTACGTCCGCAAGTTGCTATCACCGGCACAGGCGGAAGAGAAGTTGGGTAAGAAGAAGGCGATCAAGGATCGTCTCGCCCCGCTTATTAATGCTGTCTCGACTGGCAACACCATCGCGCCCTTGTCTGACAAGCGCCCGGCTGTTGTTTTGTCGTTGACGGGCGATGAGTTTGATGATATTGACGCGCTTGAAGCCGATGGGTTTCAAGATCGCAATTTTGAATAAAGATTCCCCCGCACCCTAATACTTATGGCCGGGCTATGGCGCTTCTCGCGGGGGAATGCGTTAACCCGGCTCCGTATGGAGATTGTTCGCAATGAGCGAAACCAAGGTGACTACCCCCAAGGCTCGACTCGCTTTCCCGGCGCTGTTTGAGGCACGGGGCTTCAATGGTCAGACCCCGAAGTTTTCGGCGGTTCTGATTTTCGACAAGGAAGCTCAGGCGACGCCCGAGTATGCCAAGATGAAGGAAGCCGCCAAGACTGCCCTCAAAGCAAAGTTTGGCGACAAGCCGCCCAAGAACCTGCGTAACCCTTTCCGCGACGCTTCCGAGAAGGAAGACGTGGCCGGGTTTGACGACGGTTGCGTGTTCATTACCGTGTCCGCGAAGAAGCAGCCGAAGGTTGTGGACCGCAACAAGGTGAATGGCGCCTTCCCGCAGATTACGGACGAGGATAAGGTTTATCCCGGCTGTTATGTGCGAGCCTCGCTTAACGCCTACGGTTACGATAACAACGGCAACCGTGGCGTTTCGTTCGGCCTCAACAACGTCCAGTTCCTTGACGATGGCGAGCGCCTTGGTTCTGGCGGCGGCGCTTCGCGTGCCGAGGATGATTTTGAGGACGCGGGCGGCAAGAACGTCAGCGAAGGCGACGCGAGCGATATCTTCTAACCTTTTGTCCCGTTTATGAGGGGTTAGAAGTAGGGGGCGCGGCGACTACGAGCGCCGCGCCCTTTTCTGTTTTGTATCGGAGCGACATGACTGACACGCCAATCCTCCACCTAGACTACGAAACCAAATCCGCAGTTGACCTTACCAAGTGCGGGGCCTATCGCTATGCCCAAAGCCCGACGACAGACATTCTCTGTATGGCCTATGCCTTCGGAGATGATCCTGTTCGGCTTTGGACGCCCGACTTTCCTTTTCCGCAAGAAATCGCGGAGCACATCAAGAACGGTTACCCGATCTACGCACACAACGCGCAGTTTGAACGGCTGATTACCCAATACATCACCACACCCCGCTACGGCTGTCCTCCGGTGGCGCTAGAGCAATGGTATTGCACGGCGGCTATGGCAGCCGCTATGGCCCTCCCTAGGTCACTGGACGGGCTCGGGGCTGCCCTGAAGCTGCCTATCCAGAAGGACATGGCGGGCAGCCGCCTTATGCTCAAAATGTCCAAGCCCCGCGCCGTTGACGAAGATGGCGTTAGGTGGTGGGACACGCTTGAAATTACGGGCAAGAAGCAAGAAACCAAGGATAAGCAAGTCGCCAAATTCAATGAGCGGCTTGAAGGTCTTTACGCATACTGCATCAACGATGTAGAGACAGAACGCCTTGCCGAGAAGCACCTTTATCCTCTCTCGCCTGAAGAGCGCGAGGTATACCTGCTTGACCAGCGTATCAATGATCGTGGCATTAGCGTTGACCTCAAGGCGGTCAAGGCAGCTATCAAGATCATCGAGAAGGCATCCGCCAAATTAGAGAAGCAGGTTGCCCGCATCACCAAAGGTGCGGTAACGTCGCTTAACCAGCGCGACAAGATTATTGAGTGGTGCGCTAGTCGCGGCATTACGATGCTGTCATTGGACAAGCAGAACGTCGCCGCAGAATTGGCGATGAAGGACTTGCCCCATGACGTGCGCCAAGTCCTTTACGCCCGTCAGGTTGGTGGCAAGTCAAGCACGGCCAAGCTGAAAAAGATACTTGAGCAAGCGGATGAGCACGGGCGCATCCACGGCAACCTGCTTTATCACGGTGCGACCACGGGACGGTTCTCGGGACGTGGCGTGCAGTTGCAGAACCTCCCGAAGCCAGAAATCTTAGGCAATCCAAAGGCTCCTATCTATATCGAACCCGAAGACGTTATTCCGTATATTCTTAAAGGGGATGACGATGAAATCGACTTGGTATTCGGCCCACCCTTCGTCATCGTTGCCGATACAATTCGTAGTATGGTCACAGCGGCGGAAGGCAAAGTGCTTTACGCCGCAGACTTCTCGCAAATCGAGGTTCGCGTTCTCGCTTGGTTGGCGGGGCAGAATGACTTGCTTGAGGGCTTCATTAATGAAGCAGATATTTATGTCGATTTTGCTTCTAAGATTTACGGTCGCAAGATTGATAAGAAAGTTGATCCAAAAGCTAGACAGCTAGGGAAATTATGTGTTCTCGGCCTAGGCTTTCAGATGGGTGCAAGTAAGTTTAAGGTGTCTTGCACGAAAGAAAATATCGTTGTCTCTGACGAAGAGGCGGCACGCATCGTTAAACTCTATCGCTCTACCTACTCCAAAATCTCGTCGTTCTGGTGGAACATCGAGAAAGCAGCGATCCGCGCCGTTCGTAATCCTAATTCCACGATTACACTAGGTCATCTAAAGTTTAAGATGCGCGACGGCAATTTGCGTATGCGGCTGCCATCGGGGCGCGTCCTTAATTACCCAAACGCCCGTATCGAGCGAACAACAACCCCTTGGGGCGAGCAAAAAGATAGCGTAGTAATCAAGGCGCAAAACACCCTTACGCGCAAGTGGGAAGATGCTACTCTTACCCCAGGTATTCTTGCCGAGAATGCGACCCAAGCGGTAGCGCGGGACGTAATGGTTGAAGCCATGTTCCGCGCTGAAGAATACGGCTACGACGTTCTTCTGACGGTGCATGATGAACTTATCGCGGAAATCCTCGCGCACCTGGGTAGCGTCGAGGAGTTTGAACGTATCGTAGCCCGAGTGCCTAAGTGGGCTCCCGGCCTCCCTATTAAGGCAGAAGGCTGGCGCAATTTCCGCTATAAAAAGTAGTTGACACACCCCCATCGGTCCTATACCAAGGCCCCACACCACCAACACGAAAGGAACCTTATGCCTCTCATCCGACAGAAGTTTATCACTCGCAAGGACGTGCGAGACAACTTCCCCAACACCATCTACCTGTTCGGGGATAACATGCAGCGCAGCGGTTTTGGTGGGCAAGCCGCCGAAATGCGCGGCGAGCCCAACGCACTCGGGGTGCCTACCAAGTGGTCCCCGCATATGGGCGACAAGGCGTTTTTCTCGGATAGTGATTGGGAGAAGGTGCTGGACGCCATCGAATATCCATTTTGGGTTTGCGAGGCGTGGCTGCTTTTCGGCAAGGACGTAGTGATCCCCGAAGACGGTCTTGGCACCGGACTCTCAGAGTTGCCTACCCGCGCGCCTAGGATTGCCCGCTACATTGATCTTTGTATTGGACACCTACAAAACGAGTCCGATCAAAGCCACCCCCATTTGGGGGAATCGTTTTAATGACCCCCGAGCAACAGATTTTTGAACAAGCCGCGCGTATCTGCGAAAAGCAGATTAAAATTTTCCGTGATCCGCGCTACGCCGCTGGCCAACCCATGAGCAGCTTTGCCGAACGATTTGCTTGCGCCTCTTGCGCCCGCGCAATTCGGCAGGCGGCAGGTTTGCCTGACCCACACGAAGAAAAGGATGATTGATGCCAAATAACCTCTCTAACGTCGCTATCGCGACTTTGACCGTTGTGCTTATCCTAGGCGCCTTGTATCTCGGCGCTGGCGGATATGCTTGGCTTGGCCTCGTTTTGCTTTTTCTTTATTAACCACCAACAAGGAGACTGTGTAATGTCCACCATCGGCCATAACTCTGCTGCCGAAGTCGGCGGTATTGCCGCCGACCGCCTCATGTCCATCATCGAGCGTATTGAACGTCTCAATGAAGAGAAGAAGGCGCTGTCTAGCGACATCAGCGATATTTTCGCTGAAGCCAAAGGTGCGGGCTTTGATCCCAAGGTGATCCGACAGGTCATCAAGGAGCGCGCTATGGACGAGGCTGACCGCGAAGAGCAGCGCGCCCTTCGCGATCTTTACCTTCAGGCCGTGGGTATCCTGTAATGTCTATCGGCGTGTGCCTCGCCCTTTTGCTTGACGGTAGCGGTAGCGTCCCTCCCGAAGTTTTTAAGCGTATGGCCGAGGCGCACGCCGCAGCCCTTAGCGAGCCCTCTGTGGTCAACCAAGCCGCTACAGAAGGGCTTGCTATTCGCCTCGTGGTGATCGAGGATCAGCCACGAGCCGAGATTGATTGGACAGTGCTACGTTCACAACGCGATATCGCTGCGGCGGCAAATCTCGTTTCCGCAGTAGAGCGCGACCGCGTTCCGCAATGGACGGCAACCGGGGATGCTATTGACCTCGTGCTGCGGACTATTGAAGCGGACACCGAACGCCTAGGTTGTGAGCGCGTGATTATCGACGTGGCGACAGACGGGCAAAGCAATTTTGGTGAACGCCCCGAACATATGCGCGACCGCGCGCATGAACTTGGTGTTACGATTAATGCTGTAACCGTTATGACTCAAGCAGGGCATGACGATCCGGCGCAATGGGCACGCGATTACCTTGTCACAAGCGACGGTTTTGTGGTTGAGGCTAATAGTTGGTCTGATTGGATGCGAGCGATTCGCAAGAAGTTGGTATTGGAGATTGGCGCCCTACGCCCCTAAGTTGAAAACCACCCCAACCGAGTGATACATCTATCTACGTTCACTTCCTCCTGACACCTTTGGAGTATTTGTATGGCCGCTATCCGAGCTTCCAAGACAGCGAAACGTCAAGCCCGGAAAGCCATCAAGCTAACAGATCAAAAACAAAAAGCGCCGCCACTAATTTCTATCCCGCCTCTTGTGCCCCGTAATGCGGCGCAGCGGCATTACTTGCACTCTCTCAATAACTTCGCACAAGTGTTTGGCATTGGCCCCGCCGGCACTGGCAAGACCTATGTTGCGGTGCATTGGGCGGTGCAACAGGTCTTGGACAAGAAGGCCGACAAGATCATCATTACCCGCCCGATGGTGAGTTCTGACAAGTCTGAAAGCCTTGGCTATCTCCCCGGCAATCTTGCCGAAAAGTTTGGCCCTTGGGCGCTACCTATCATGGACGTAATCGAGCGCCTTATCGGCAAGGTCAAGACTGCTGATTGGCTCAAGACCGGCGCTATCGAGTTTGCGCCTTTTCAGATGGTGCGGGGACGCACCTTCCACGAAGGCGCAATCGTGTTGCTGGATGAAGCACAAAATTGCTCTATCGAGCAGCTTAAGCTATTTGTCACCCGGCTTGGCGATTGCCGCTGTATCGTGTCTGGCGATCCGCAACAGGCGGATATCAAGAATAGCGGCCTTAATACTCTTATGAAGATGGTGAGCAAGCACGGCATCCCCGCCTCCATCTGCAACTTCGGCAATGAAGACGTTGTACGCAGCAAGTTGTGCGCTGCCTGGGTGAAGGCGTTTGACAATAAAAGCGCACAGACTCCCAAAAATGATACGATTTTGGTTGACACACCCGCCTTCTATGACCCATATCCCGTGCATGACCACAGGTATATTCTCGCCGCCGAGTAGCTTTTAATGGCGCGGCATAAGAAGCCGCCGCCCGACGTGGGGTTCTGGACTGAGCGCGATCTATCACAGGCTCGTGAATGGAAGCGCGTAGGTTTTTCTATTTCTGCTATTGCCAAGGCGCTTGGTAAGGAAGTAGATAAGGTCCAGAACAAGTGGGATGATGATGGCTTTGGGCTTGCTGTTCTGCCCAAAGCCGTTCGCAAGTGCATTACTTGCACTACCCCATTTGAGAGTGACGGGCCGCACAACCGAATGTGCGACCGCTGCCGGGAGAAGTTAACCAATGCTTCAAGCACGATAGGAGATTTTGAAATATGAATTACATTCCGCGCGATAAGTGGGTTGACATTGGCTACCGAGTGCGCTACTCGGATTTGCCTATGTGGGTGACGTTTCCTGACGCGCCCTTCACCGTTAGCGAGGCGCGAGATTTCGCCTACGCCAAGCGCATCATTCTGATGCACCGCCATGAGGAGGATCGTGTAGTGGCCCAAGCCTATATCCCGAGCGAAGCCGTCCGCAATGCCTACATGAAGGGCACTAAGAAGGGCGGTAAGAAGAAGTGAGCGTTCTCCCTACCGTCAAGCTGCGGAACAAGCGCACAGGCGCGACCCGCATCGTGAATCAAACTGTCTACGCAGCCAATCTCGGCGCGTGGGATGACTGGACGATTATCTCTATGCGAGGCGGCAACGCTACGGATGCTGAAGTGGTGTTTGCCAAGCAGCAAGAGGAAATCGAGCGCATCCGCGAGCATAACCCCCGGTCGCCTGCTTCCAAGGACGCGCAGCGCGCCTATGAAGATCGCGCAATCACCACGGTCACGAACGCCCCTGCCGCGCCTGTAGTCGAGCCCGAGCACACGACGGCTACGGCTGTTGTCGCCCCGCCTGAGCCACCTTCTGTGACGCGCGAAGTGCCCACTATTGGCGGCACTCAGACCGTCAAGATGCGCGGCCGACCGCCTTCGGCTAAGAAGCAAACCCAGGAAGTTCTGTAATGACAACGCGAGTTACTGTTGACGCCGACGCACTCAACGATCTTTTGGCCATTGCGGGCGACCACATCAAGATGCTTGGTCAGGTCAATCGGGTGCGCGCTTCGGTGCGTGCGCTGCCCGACGAGATTAAGTCTGTGCGCGGGCGTCTGAGCGCCGCTATTCGCGATAGGCACGTCGAAACCGAAGATTCCACTACTATCTAAGGAGATACTTATGCCCAAGGTGCTTGCTGTAACGTCCTTTAGCCAGGGCGGCTACGAACTCTATGGTCGCAAGATGGTCGATAGTTTCCTCGCTAACACCGACGAGAACTTCGGTCTTTTTGTTTTCAGCGATAAGATTCTTGAAGACGTATCAAACCACAGTCCGCGCGTCGCTTACTACGCGCTGGACAAGGCCATGCCTAGCCAGCTTGAGTTTGAGCGCCGCCACCAGTCTCCCATCTGTCATGGGCAGTTGGGGCAGACATATGATTATCGCATGGACGCGGTTCGCTTCAGCCACAAGCCTGCGTCTATTGCAGCCGCTTTGCAGATTGTAAACGACTCGGCAGACATTTCCCCCGAAGTCCTGCTTTGGCTTGACGGCGATACGGTGTTCAAGCAGCCGTTCACCCTTGAGTTTTTTGAGCAGCAATTCCCGTCTTGGTCGCATGTCGGGCATTTCCCGCGCAAGGATAACCATATGGAGGGCGGCATCATCGCTTTCCGTATTAGCGAAGAAAATGTTCGCGTATTCATCCGCCTCATGTGGGAAGCATATCTCCACGATCAGGTGTTCGCCCTTCCCGCCTGGACGGATTGCCACGTTCTCGACGTGATGCTTGCTGGTGCTACGCGAGACGGCTTCTTGCGGGTCCGCAACCTTGGGGATGACGTATCGCACGGCACACAGCACCCCATCGTGAATAGCGAATGGTTTGCTTACGTTGACCATCTTAAGGGCGCCCGTAAGCAGAACGGCGCTTCGTATGAATCCGATATTGTAAAGGCCGCAGAGTGATGGTGAAGCAAGTAGCCGGCATTTGGTTGCCGAATGACGAAACACATTTGATCCCGGTGATCGAGCGAACTGCGGCTAAGTCGCAAAGCGGAGTTGGCAGTTATCAGCTTCAGACGCTCGCGGAGTTTATGAACTTTGTGCCTTCCGACCGACGTGATACGGTCATTGACGTGGGGGCACATGTCGGTCTTTGGTCTATGCACCTTAGCCGACTATTCAAGCGTGTGGAGGCGTTTGAGCCCACTGAGGTAATGCAGGAATGCTTTGGCCTCAATGTGCTCAACCACCCCACTAAACCCTGCCGCAACGTGGTTCTGCACAAGGTCGCGCTTTCCGATTTTGAAGGCCCTGTCGAGATTTCGTTTGAGCGCGACAATTCAGGCCACACCCACGTTGCTCCGCTGTCAGGCGAAAAGATTGCCGGCGCGGCTCATTTGCCCGCACAAGCCGTGACGCTTGACGGGTATCTGGCGAATGAGTTTGGTCTTGATCGCAGTATCGACGCGATCAAGATTGACGTGGAAGGGTATGAGCCCGCCGTTCTTCGTGGGGCCGAGAACACCATCCGCCGCCACAAGCCGATCATCTGTATCGAGCAGAAGCCGCACGACTTCTACGGCTGGGAACAGTATGAGGCGATCAAGATTCTCATGGGTTGGGGCGCGAAGCCTGTTCACCGCGTAGTGGATGATTTCATTTTGATTTGGGAGTGACACATGCTTAACGTCTATCTCGGTTATGATCCACGGGAAGATATTGCTTTCAAGGTTGCCGAGCACAGCCTTTTGGCGCGGGCGAGCGAAGACGTGCAAGTGACACCGCTTGAAGCGCGGCACCTATCCGAGTTGGGGTTGCTTTGGCGCACCGTGGTTTATCAGCAGGGCCAGATGTGGGACGTGATCTCTGAGGCGCCCCAATCGACGGAGTTTGCGATTTCGCGCTTCCTTACCCCAATCATTCAGGAACAAGGTTGGGCTTTATTCGCAGATTGCGACGTGCTGTTCTTGGATGATGTGAAGAATTTGTTTGATCTTGCCGACCCTCAATATGCGGTTATGTGCGTCAAGCACAACTACAAGCCGCGCGATGGGTTGAAGATGGATTCGCAAGCACAGACGCTCTACAACCGCAAGAATTGGTCGTCGGTTATGTTGTTCAACTGCGATCACCCGAGCAATGCCGCGCTTACGACCGAAGTAGTCAATTCGGTGCCGGGCCGCGACCTTCATCGCTTCTTCTGGCTTCAGGATCACGAAATTGGCGACTTGCCGAAGGAATGGAACTGCCTTGTCGGTGAGCATGGGTATGACATTGACACGGCTAAGATTGCTCACTTCACCTTGGGTGGCCCTTGGCTTGGCGGCACCAATGGTGAGGAAGCCGACGCCGTATGGTTGGCCGAGCATAAGGCATACCTAGAAAGTCAAGCCTAATCGTGTTATAGAAAGCCTTTCCCCTCTCGCAATAGGGAGTTAAGGCGTGGCACTTATCGTTGAGGATGGCACGGCTAAGGCCGACGCGCAAACCTACGTCTCTACGGCGGAAGTCACGGCGTATGCTTCGCTCTATGGCCTTTCGGCTACCGGCTTGACCGAAGGCCACATCATGCAGGCTATGCGCTACATCGAGGGCGCATACTTTGGACGTTGGGTTGGTGTTAAGTATTCAGAAGCCCAAGCCCTTCAATGGCCTCGGTCTTTTGCAGAACGCCAAGACGGCTGGTCTATCTACCAAAACGAAATCCCGAAGGAACTGAAAGATGCGGTTAGCGCGTTGGCTATCCGTGCCATTAACAGCGACCTCAACCCCGATATCACCCGCAACAGCGCGGCGATTGAGGAAGAGGTTGGTCCTATCCGCGTCAAGTATGCCAACTACGCGCCTGTTGTGACTGTCTTCCGCGATGTTGAACTTATTCTTCGCAACATCGTCTCTCCCATGCGCGCGGGCAAGGTGGTGCGGACGTGAGCGCCTTCTATACCAATATCCGCGACAATACTGTTTTCAATATGCTCACTCGCTACGGGGAGGCGTTTCGCATTACGCGAAGCGCCAACACCACTTTCGACCCCGAGACAGGCACGGTGACGGCGAGCACCGAAACGCAGGACATTCTCGGCAAAGCGTTTTCTCGCGGCGATGCTTTCGACCGTGGTGAAATGGTGGGGACCGAAGATACGGAAATCTATCTTGCGGCTCGCGGTATCGTTTTCGCCCCTCTCCCCGGTATGTCCATCAAAACCCCGACTACGGCTTCCACCGGATTGCAGATTACGCAAGTGTTCCCAATTCCAAAAAGCGGCACAGTAGTTATGTATCGTATCTTGGCAAAGAAATGACGTTCAAGGACGATGTGCAGAAGTTTGTCAACTTGGTTGAGAAGCGACTGAATGTTGTTGTCCAAAATTCTGTCGGTTACTTGACTGAAGACATCATTTTTAAGACCCCGGTTGATTCTGAAGTAGGCCCCGGCGGGGAATTTCCTGTTTGGTATGATCCGAATAGTGTGGGGCAGGCGCGCGGTAGTTGGGTAGCGGGTCTTAACGTGCCCCGCGCCATGAGTGCGCTAGACCGCGATGGTCAAGCTACTACCCGCAAGGCTTGGGCTGTCTATAAGTCATACCGGCCACGCAATCACGACGCTATTTACCTAGCCAACAGCGCGCCCTATATCGGGCTGCTTGAATTCGGCGGGTATGATTTCCGTGAGCCGATCAAAACGACTGCCGAAGGTTTTAGCTGGCAGGCGCCGCAAGGTATGGTCCGCATTCACACAAAGAGTTGGAAGCAATATGTTAAGGATGCAGTCTTTGAAGCAAGGAGTATCCGCGCATGACCGTGATCCGCAATATCCTCAACAAGAAACT